GCATCTTCCATAAAGTGAGTCTGAACAGTTACTAAGCGTTGTGTAACGCCCTGAACATTAAGCTCAGGTGTAAGTCTTGCATCCTTTATGGTTTGTACAATAGTTTCATAATTCGGTAACACTTGCTTGGCATCAGTTACGAGGAACGCACGGATATTTGTATGTTCTTGTGTTGCGCCACTTCCATCAAGAGCGTTGATTGCAGTTATTTGATTAACTTGGTCAACATCCACATAAATGTGTTTTTTATTCTTAATATAAATGGGGTCACGATCATTGATATATGGCAATGTGGTGGCAATGATAGCAGGAGTTAGACTCACTCTATTCATTTGAAGATAATCAACAATGGCTTGTCTCATTATCGATTTCTATGTAAACGCATTGCACCAGGTTTTTTTTCACTAGCAGTGATAGAACCCTGGTTTAGTATATCATACCAATCACCTGCATTGATCAATTCCTCGAACAATGCTTGATATCTCTGTTGGTAAAATCCAATCTTAGCTCGCTCTGCATTATCTTCTTTACTAAAATCAGCGACCTTAGGAAGAATAAAATAATACAATGTGTAGTACACGCAGAGGTCAGTGAAATCTGCTTGTCTAACTAAAATTTGATTGGGATTTACATCAGGAACATCGCTAGCACTAGTAAAACTAGGACTAACAGTTTCCTGAAGGTATAAATCTCTCCACCAATCGGAATATTTGATAGCATACAAAATGCGTTGAGTCCCTTTTATTAGAAGTTCCTCAACGACATCATCCGTGAGGCCTTCGTTGTTCTCAAACACACGCTGATCTGTATCAAGAACATCTTGGTACTCAGCGAAGCTGATAACATTTCCAGAATTATCTGTTATGAAGGCCATCTTATTTCCTATTAATTGATTTGAGCGTCAGCTGTAATACGAACACCGTGTAATGTATTCAATACAGTAGCACCTGCAACAGCTTTCAATACAACATCAGTTGCACGGTATGCTGGTAGATACAATGTGTTCATGTCGATAGAACCACGCATTGCGTGACCTAAAGCTGTACGAGCAAAAACAGCGTTGATACTATCTGTACCACTTACTGTTACCAATGCGCTTTCATAAATCTCAACACCAGCTAGTGTGCCAATGTAGAAACCACGCAATACATCATTACCCAAATCACTTGGATTAACTAGACCACTCGCACCAGCATATGGAAGAGTTGCTGTCAAGTTTTTCTTTAAGTTGTAAGCAGCCGCTGGATGAACAACAGCATAGAATGGGCCTGTCAAACGAGCGGCACGCAATGTAGCGGCAGCTCTTAGAATGTCACCAACAACTAACTCATGTCCTGAAGCACCTAGGTCATCATATGTGTTGAAATTGGTGAATTGGCTGAACACTTGACGGTCCATAGATTCAGCAATAGCACGACCAGATTGGTCACCTAATTGGCTGAATACATCGCTGTAAGCAGAATCACGGATCATGTCTGTGATCTGATGGTAAACCACATGCTCTTGAAGAGTAATTGTGGCTGCGTTTGTGTTTGTTTGATGTGCTGGACTTGCTGATTCGTCAGCGATCAAGTCAGCTGTAACACGATCCCAAACTGGAACTTGTAAGTTCTTACCAGAATGGATTGGAGCATCGAAAACAGTAACCAATTGACGAGCAACTGATGTTTCATATGCTTGGTATTGCGCCTGAGTAACCAGGTTGGCAAACAATTCGCTGTTAAGCGAGGTATTAATGTTTGATGGATATGCCATGATAAAATTTCCTTATTTTATATTTTCTTTTGAGCCATAGCCTGCGCATAAATTTTTCTGTGTGCGGCCAAACTCATGTCTAATTTTGTAATATCAATCCCTTCACTAGGACCTTGATTGATATTACTTCTACTATTGACTGTAGCAGGAGTGGCCGACACAAAGTGCGGATTCGAATCCAGGAATTCTCGCACTAAATCATCCACTTCCAAAGGTTCGCCGCGATCGTTGTAACGAACGACTCCTCTATGGTCTACTACTTCAACTTCTCCATCACCATTTAATCGAACATTATTAATTAACAATGCTTTAACTTGATCAGCGTTCACAGCACGATACTTGGCAGCGGCACTGATTAAAGGACTATTAACTTTATAATCTCGGATGATAGAGTCCCTTTTTTGGATCTCTTGATCCTTTTTAGCGGCAAGTTCTTGTAGAGTCTTTTCAAACTCTCCACGCTTCATCTGATCTTTGGTGCGGCGTAATTCCGCTTCCTCTTTCAGCTGTCGAAGTTCTTCTGGATCGCCCAAATCCTCGTAAGGTTTTGTAGCTTTCTTCAATATTTTGCTCTTCATACGAGCCATCATATCGTCGACTTCTTTTTGTGTGTAAGATCTTGTCTCTTGTTGTGCCTGGCTTTCGCTACCTTGTAGCATCGCGTCAGTTGCGTTTTCTGTTGCCATGTTTTTATATGAGTCCATGTACCTCTCGCCTCCCTTTAGAGTAATAGTATATTTATTAATATCGGCTTTAGACCGGTACTAAATGGTAGATTAACCGCCTCTACCTTGTTTACGCATTGGCATACTGTGATTCATACTAGCACGAGTGCCATGATAATTCTTTTGTCCTGGTGCGGCTCCTTTAGAGCGAGCAATAGCACCTATAACACCTGCTGGTACACCTGCGGCTTTAAGTTGTGCGGCACGACCACCATGGCCTAAAGCGTTTGATTTACCTTCGAATTTTCCTGTTTTCTTAGTATCCATGATACTCTCCTTATTTGTAACTTTCATCTGGAGTTTCTGGCTTGCCTAACTTGGCCCAGAACTTATCCTGTTCTGGTGTAGGTAAACTAGATTCCAACTTCCAGCATAATGTATGAAGTTTCTTTAAGTAATGGGCTAGAATGTCTTGAAGACCATAGGCCTTAACTTCTGGAAGCATTTCATAAACTTCATTTGCACAATTAATCAAGGTATCTATATCATCATAAAGAATCTTGATCATTTCTTCTGCATTGGGCGCTACTGTTTCATCTTTAATGTCTGCTAAAGCTAATACTCTAGTAAGGCTAAAAGGAACAACCTCGTGAAGTGTTCTTAAACCTTCTCCTATAGTATCAATTTCTCTGTAGAGTTCTTCATAAACATGTTTGAAAAGGTGATGATTACCTAAAAACCCATATCCTACAACATTGACATGAAATCCATGCGCTTTAGTATAGAGTATAAAGTTATTAGCCCAAAGGCGTTTTGTTGCGTCTTCTAATTTGCTCATAATTTTTTCTTCTTTATTCCTTCAGCGTGTCTTAAATCATGGCTGTGTAAAAATTTGCCATCTTTCTTGGGAACTTCTCCAGCTTGTTCAGCAACACGAGCGGCTACCAAGCGATTGACTACACGACCATTATTAAGTTCAAATTCATGTTTTGCACCTTTTGCATCCTTGCCTGCCTTCTTAATAAGTTCAGCATGACTCCAAGCAGGACTAGGAGCCTCAATAACCTTACCAGATCTTTCAAGAATAGCAGGAACTTTGACGGTCAAAGGTTTATTCATTGTTATGTCTCTTTAACACACGAGTTTTATCAGTATGTGTTTTAGGTTTATGTGCAGTATTCAAAGCAATGGCCACAGCTTGATTATGTGGTTTGCCTGCTGCCATTTCAGTAGCAATATTCTGACCTATAGTCTTTGCTGATGAACCTTGTTTTAATGGCATAATCGTTCCTTAAGCGTATGTATCAGGTGATTGTTCACCTTCAACATGTAGCACTTGGCCTTTACGGTCATAGATTTTACTTGTATAACCATCCTTGTGCTCATTCTTTAGAAAGTTACGGGCATCTTCTTCACGAGTAAAGAAGCGTTCTATGGTTTCTAACCTACCGGCTATCCATTTTTGAATCTGTACTTTGTGATTAGTGACCATAATTCTTATTTCTTAGCCCAGAATTTTTCGTCGCCACCTTGGTGATCTTCAATACCTTTTAGCATTTCGCCAGAATGTACTGGACTATAGCTTGGATTTAGATCATGATCAGGGCCGATCTTTCCATTCATACGAGTCATATCAGCTGTAACAGTTGGGATTGACAATTTTGTATCATTTGGGATCGATACTTTTGCTGGAGAACCTTGACCATATTGTAATGGTTGGTTTCCGTTTGGGTTTACTCCGTTTGGTAACATTGGCATTTTAGCCTCCTTTAGTTGGTTTTAATGGATTTGGCCCCACTTTAGGTGGCCAATTTACATACAAAGGTTTCTTGACAGGATCAACCTTATCAGGAAAATTGTATCTCTTTGCTTCGGCGCTTTGTAAGGCACCATACATCTTGTCGCTATTAGGACCATAGCTGTCAATCATTTGTTCAGGCATACGCTCGCCCTTGGTTCGCCAATTCAAAGCCTGAGCTGGATTACCCATATCAGTTTCTGTAAATGGTTTACCAGGAACAATCATAGGAGCACCTTGGCGTCCCATAGGTGGTTCATAGTTAGGTCCAGCAAATAAGTTCATTTCATTTTGATGCCAATCCGTAGGCACAGTATTGCCACTGTGCATATCGATCTGAACACCAGCACGGATTCGCTCCCGGGCATTTTTAGTTACATTCTTAGCTGTAAAATTAATTGGATTTTGTAAAGGATTCTTAGCCATTAGGTTGGACTCCCTGCATTACGACCTGCGCCTGCTGTGGTCATTCTTAAGTTAGGCGCATTCAATGTTGTTTTACCTGTAGGTTGTGTAGATACCTTAATGTTACCATATTCATCAACAGTAGCAGGGCCAGCGGCGCTAGGTTCAACTTCATCAACATTGTAATTGCTAACTTCGCGTTTTAATTCTGCTTCATCCAGGCTAGGGCCTGCGGCTTCTATAGATAAATCTTCAGCTAGTAATTCAATTAACTTGCGATCAATCATAGCAAGAACATCTGGACTTGTAGCACTAGCCTTAGCAACCTGCAATTTAGTGTATTCAGCGTTCTTATCCTGTATACCATAACTATCTTGATACTTAACAGTACCTGTCCAATCCCTAGCTTGATACATAGCAAAGATCTTCCACATTTCTGTTTCAGCATCTTCTAAGTTACCGGCCATCTCAGCTAATTTGGCATTGAGCAATTGGAATTCAGTGGCCATTGCAACACCACTTAGCAATTTTTGTCCACTAGCGCGAACAGAGCCTGTGTTAGCCATAAGGTCAATAGCGGCTGTACCATGTTCAATGGCTTTATAAATGCCATCTATCTGTGCGCCTGTAGTTTCTAGTAGGTATGGTTTTAAGCCTGGATCTAAGTTCTCTGGCATGGCAACTATGCTACCAGCACCAGCGGAGGCCATAGTTTCATTGGTCTTGACCAATGAAGGATGATTATCTAAACGAATTGCCTGTTCTACTTCACTGAGTTGATTGTAGATAAACTGTTGTGTCTTAGCAATGTCCTGAATGGCAGAAACACCAAAGCCACGCACAAGTGATTTTTGATTATAGCAAATAACTAGAGGAATAAAGCCCAATTGATTAGGCACAACAGTTTCAGCTAGTTCTTCACGAGTATCATAGTTGACTTCATGTGTTGTAATTGTGTCTACAGTCCATTCTTTAACAGTCTGTACAGATCCATTGATCTCTTCAACATATTTGACATAGACTAGTTCATAGCGTCCTGTAGTATCACGCTCCCAACGCCAGTCTATAACAACTAATGGACTTAGGATGGTAGCATATGGTCTAACACCAACAGCTTGCTCATCGGCTTTGGTAATGGCACCTATATCAGGCTTGGCCATTAGAACCCAGCAATGACCAAACACACTAGCCCATGTTGAAACTTCTTTCATAAATGCATCAAGGTCGCGGCCATCAAGGTCTGCATCTTCCAAGAACTGTTCTGTTTCAGGAAGACCTTCTAATGTGCCTAGATCACGCTCAGGCTTTTCTTGAAAGAGGAAACTGTTGTAGACATTAATAACACTTTTACAATGGTTATGGAGAGGAGTTTGTTGCAAGCGTTGTCCATACTCCATGTCTGTTTCTAATTGGTATCTTGTTAGTAATTGGTAGCGTTGATAATCCTCACCGCCCATATAGCTGACTAAAAGAAAGCGCCAATTGGCACGGTTGTAGTTGTAGAACCTATTGGGACTGGCAATACGCCCCAGTTGTTCATCAACAATTTGAATTATACTCATACTCTTATTCCTTGAATTGTGGGGCCTTTATAAACACCCTGATGTCCCCAACGCTGTGTAGTCACTGGGAACATGCTTACATCTCTTCGCACTGGGAACAAATAATCAACCATATAACCCAATGCATCATTCATATGGTCATAGCCACTATCTTTATCTGGCTGTACTGTGCCTTCCTTATAGGTATGGCGTTCTATCGATTCTATCGTGTATTTACACGAGTTTGCAATAAACAGGTGTCTTTTACCATCAGAACCGCATAATCTACTGTTAACAGCATTAATACGATCTCTAACTTGTGTATGACTATTAGGAGCTTTAACTATAAATCCATTATTGGCCAAGATAGATAAATCTGTTGCGCCTCCTGCTGATGTCTTACGCTGTCTAGCCGCAGGATCAGGATAGATCCATATTTTACTACGAGGATAGCGTTGTTTTAATTCATCAGCCATTTCTTGTGTATTGCTTGAGAACATACGAATCTCATCTATTATGTACAAATCATCATTGCGCCTAATAGCAATAACAGCACTCATAGGATCTATGTTAAAGTCCATGCCTACATAGAGAATGTCCATGTTTACATTCTCAGGTAAAGTGTAAGTATTTTCTTTACGGTCAAAAGCATAATAGATACGACCACTATAAGTTTCAAATGTGGCCATAAATTCTTGACGAAACTGTCGCTCATCAAGGTCACGCATTGCCGCATCTATTTCAGCACGACTAACTTGTCCACCATCAATAGTGGTATATTGAAAACTCTTCCAAGCATCTGGGAATTCTTGTTCCATCTGATACAATTCATAGGCCCAGTTTGTGATACCTTTAGGAGTACCAATGAACATGGCCTTGCCTTCACGGTCAGCTAGGGTGGGTCGCAAGACTTCAAAGAATGCTTCTGGATCTACATCGGCAAACTCGTCCATTATTAGATAATCCAAGCCTACACCACGCAAGCTATCTTCGTTGTCTGCGCCCTTAAGAGCAATGGTTGATCCATTTTTTAATAAGATTGATAATTCACTTTCATTTGCCTTGCGGACCCAGCGTAGATCAGTTAGCTTTTGTTTTAGCTTGCGCCATACGATCATTTTAGCTTGTTTGTAAGTAGGGGCAACATACCATACTTCCTGTTCTGGGACTCTAGCATGGAAACAAAGTTCTCTTATTGCCAAATGGGTCTTTCCAAAGCGTCGCCCAGCCACAACAACCTTGAACCTATGGTTATCATCCGCAATAGTTTGTTGTGGAACGCTAAGTGCCATTAATGTGTGAATATTTTAATAATTGTTTCTAAATGACCAAACACTAAACTGAGTAAAGTAAGTGCAATACCACCTATCCATACCCATTTGTCTTTGAATTTAGTAAGATCATCTAGCAGACTCATTACTTTTGCATGTTCTTTAGAATTTTCTTCGCGAACATGATCCAATTGATCAATAAGTTTATTGTGACTGTCGATGATGTTTTGTTTAACTTCGTCTATTTTCTCAGTTACACCATCCATCTTTGTTTCTAATACGGCAACACGCTCATTTGTTGTAGGCATTATAGTTCACCATCATTCCAAGGTAAAGGTTGGTTTGCGGATGAATCCTGGGGATTATCACTTTGGCCGAGGATATTTTTGCCCAGCCAAATCAACATAGTAGCATTGCCATTCATAGCTACTTTAAGCTGTGCAGAGCGTAATCTACGCTTAAGTTCAGCGCGGCCTTTTGCAATATAATCCGCAAAGTTGTATTTTAGGGTATCTGGCTTGACTTGAAACCAGTCACTCATTTCTTCTAGGGTACAGCCCATTGCGGCCAGCTTCCATACTTCATCAGGAGGTACAACCTTACGGTTCGCACCTCTCCCAACAACTAAGCCGTCCTTGGTAACTGTGCCCCATTTTGGCTGTTGGCGTGCCTTATATTCCCATTTAGCTGATATTGTTTGATGTGGAGTCTCAGCAGGAATCTCACACGCACAGTCTAGTTCGTGTAAGCATTCCCGGGTATTTAATTGTGGAGCGGTGGCATGAACAGGGCCACTATCTATTATGTTGGGCATCTTGTATTTATTTGATACCCTGGAAAACTAGTAGAAAATGACTATTTGTTATCGATCTTTAATAGTAAATGACCAATAGCATCACTTAATACTGATTCATTTGTTTGCAGTTGTTTAATAGTCTGTAGTTGTTGTTCTAACATCTTACTCAGTTGCAATTGATTAAGTTGTAGTTCTTTTAGGTTAGATTCTAATATACTAGTTCTAGTACTAAGTTGTAACAACATGTCATAGGGATCTATATTAAACTGTATCATGATCAAATTCCATTAGGTCTGCAAAATTATTTACAAGATTTGTTGTTTCTACTAGTTCTATAGCATAATCAGTATCAGCAAATAACTTATTCCAGCGTTCTATTGGGGCCATGGCAAAGTCTTTGGGTAAACCATTGCGTTGACGCCCACGACCTTCAGTGATCATATCTTGCAACAGATCCATTACACTACGATTAATACCTTGTGTAGTTTTGAAACCTTTTAATGGCCTAGCTATAAATTCTCTTAGATCTTCTCTAGATTCTATAGCATCTGCTATTTCTTCTACTACTTGTCTAATATGACGACATAGTTCTTTTCTCTGTGCTAGTGTTTGTTTCAAGTAAGTAGTGCTGTATTCAAAACCATCTCTTGGCGCCATTTTTTCTGTGCGTATATATCCAATCTGTTTCATACTAGTCCTTTCAAACCTTGTTTGTATTCACCTTGTTTTTTACATTGTTCATTGCGAGTAATCAAGTGAATATTGTCAGGATGCCAACCTGCTTCCCAATCAATTCTCGCCAACACTAAATCACTACTGCCACGACCTCTCAAATGCCAAGATCCATTCCAAATGTTGTAAAAATCTTCGAATTCTAATTCAAAGCTATCACCTCTAAATTTGGCCTGTGCTCGCATCTTTAAGAATGGTATGTACATGCTGTGTTTGTATTCGTCAGGGCCTACTAACCAAGTATGAGGGCGATTGCGTCCTTTGGCATGTAGACCTGATATTCTTTGACTTTTTCTTGGCATATTCATTCTCCTATATTGTATTTATATAAATCAGCTAATTTAGGTAAAATATCTACGACTATTTTCCAGTTGTTCTGGATCTGTATATTGATTGGGCATGCCATCAGGAGTAATGTCTATAACTTGTCCCGGCAATTGTCTAACAGGAGATAATTGCACAAAGTCTTGCCAAGAGATTTCTTCATTAACTGGCAAATCCAAAGTGTGTTCTTCGTATATGCCCATGTCAGTTAGAGTTATTATGTGATATTTCATCTTAAGATTATAACAACAATAAATATAACATACAAGTAAATTGGAGAAATATGAAAATAGCTGTTTATGCCATAGCCTTAAATGAAGAAAAGTTTGTTGAACAATTTTATCAAAGTTGTCAAGGTGCTGATCTAGTCTTAATTGCAGATACAGGTTCAACCGATAATACAGTCAAATTGGCTGAAAGTTTGGGCGTTAGTGTACATAAAATTTCAATCAAGCCTTGGCGCTTTGATCATGCTAGAAATGCCGCTCTAGCTCTTATACCTGCAGACTATGATATCTGTATCAGTTTGGATCTAGATGAAGTTCTAGTTGATAACTGGCGACAACTAGTAGAAGATGCTTGGCACAAAGATACTACAAGATTGCAGTATAGATTTAACAATGGTATGGGTAATATATTCAATGCTACTAAGATACATGCTAGACATGGATATGCATGGCATCATCTTTGTCATGAAATGATTGAAATTGATCCTCGCATGAAAGAATCTTGGCGTGTAATTAATGACATATTAATTGAACACTATCCAGATAGAACCAAAAGTCGCAGTCAATATTTGCCCATGTTAGAAGCCAGTGTTAAAGAAAGACCACAAGATCATAGAGACAGTTGGTATTTGGCTAGAGAATATTTTTATGAACAAAAATGGCAAAAAGCCATTGATGAATGGAATAGATATTTGGCATTACCCACAGCCACATGGCATCACGAACGCAGTTTTGCCCTAAGACATCAAGGTCGTTGTTATCAAAATTTAGGACTACAAGGACTTGCATTAACCGCCTATAGATCAGCAGTAGATCAATCAAGATTTATTCGTGATACTTGGTTGGATCTAGCACAAGTCTGCTATGATTATCGTCAATGGCATGAATGTTATTATGCCGCTACACAAGCACTTACTATCACAGAAAGAGAATATGTGTTTACAAGTACACCTGAACCTTGGGGGTGGCGATTATATGATCTAGCCGCATTGGCTGCATATAATCTCAAGATGAAAGAACAAGCCATATATTATGGAGGACTTGCTCTTGAACATAATCTTAATGATGAACGATTAATTAAAAACTGTGAATATTATCTAAGTCTTTAAGAGCGAATGCTTCGCTCTAACTTTCGCTTGTCGCTCAAGTTATTTTGTTTTTTTTAGATTATTGTTTTGTCTTTGAGATTATGTAGGGCAACTTACAGTCAGACGGAACCGTTTTGCTCGGTTCCATCTTTTGTCATTATGTGAGGGTTTCACAGCCAAGACATTAGGAAGCAGGTTTTTTGTTTATCCACTTGTTGCTGATGGGCTCTAATCTTTCCCTACCTGCATTGACTCGCATAAGCGCCTTAAGACTCGTTCCTCAGTTTCTTAAGTTTTTACAGCCAAGTGTTTCGTATGCTAACATTCATACTATGACAATACTTAACTCTCTTCCGATTTTTCAGGATACTGGATTCTCTCCAGGGGAGTGTCTCATCATGTTGCGTGTCTGGTTATTCCCCAGTTTTTCCACAGCGGTATTACAATCTGGCCCGCCAACCTTTTGTGTTAGATATTTTGCCTAGGGATTTTAGCCATTCTTGAATTAATTTCTCTTGTGCCTGATCTTGATTGCGGTGATACCAATATGCTTCTGGATCCTTATTAGAAGATCCTTTGTTAGTATTGGAATACGCTTTATTTTTGAAATTGCCTGCCATGTTTGTAATGTTCTCTACATTGTATTTATAATAGTAACAAAAAAAGCCCTGATAATCAAGGCTTTTGAATAAATGGGTGAGGGGGTAAATGCTCGTCTGCCAATGCGTTGATGCCTAAGTTGGAAACGGACAAAACAACTTAGTTCATCCTGCCCTCGCGGTCCGTTAACTCCTTATGCAGAGCGATTCTTAACTCTCACTCTGAAATTTCTACGATCAATTAGACCATTGGCGGTAGTTACTGTACATGTTACTACATAAGTACGCTCATTTTGGCCGCCTGATAATTTAATGTAAGTTTGTAAACCACCATTGGCTATACCACTTTGAACATTAACAATTGGTTGTGGATCATTAGCACGAACTTGTAGAGAATAACTAGCATTACCTATTGTATCTCCATTAACTAACCATTGACTCCAATCGAATGTATAGGTCAATACCGCTACTGGATCTTTGTCAATTGTTAATAATTCATTTATTATTTGAAATCCTGTTGTTGCTGTCATTTTTTTTTCCTTAAATTTCTGGAGATATTAACCAATCTCTATTTTCATATTCTATTTGCCAAGTTCTTAAATCATTACCAATATACCAAATAATACTAGTATCTATTCTTCCTGTTAGTCCGAATGAAGCAGTAAATGTTGATTGACTTGATAGATTAGCTTGGGCTTGTCTTGTTGTTGCAACATTATTCAATCCTGCTGTTAGATGTGTAGTATCTGTTAAGTTAACATTTATACCAACTGTCTTAACTGGTGTAGATTGTACAGTTGAATGGCTGACAAATGCACCTTGTCCTGTAACTAATCTATAACGATTATAAGAAACTGTAAATGTACTTGTTGTTGTTAAACTAGCTTGTGCATTCTTAATCTTATCAACATTGGCTATCAATTGACTTGTAGATGTCAATTGAGCATTTTCTGTAGAAACATGACGAACTGATGCAGTTAATTGACTTGTTGTTGATAAGTTTGCTGTTGCTGATTTCTGAACTTTAATCTGACCATATTCTGTAGTTGTACTAGATAAATGAATTTGTGCTGATTTAACGACAGATACATTGACTGTAATAGAACTTGTTGCAGTTAATTGAGCTTGATCTCTAATGGCACTAGGTACATAATCTAAACTAAATGTACTTTGTAAGTATGCTCCATTCCATGGCAAGTTATCATCATCGATATCATTATTAAAATGTAACAGGGCCAAGACATTAGGACCGTTACTCCATGGTTCAGTAGGTACTGAATAACTAGTATCATTTGGACTACTTAATAAATCTCTAGTTAATAAAAATTCATCAATGTAGTAAGCGGGTCTTGCATATCTAACATCTCCAAATTGGCGTCCGATATACATAGGGGTATTACTAAATCCTAATGAACCTTGTGGAGTAAATTGTTCTACTCTTGATCCATTAACAAATATAGCACCTAATTCATTATCATGTACTACACGAATATGATTCCATTGTCCAGATTGAAATGCATTATTGGCAGTATAAGTTCCTAAACTATTACCATTTGTATCATTTTCAATAATTGAAAAAGAAGAATAAGAACTTAATGCGCCGTTATTGGTATCAAAGTTGATATTCATTACAGCTTTAGAATCTAAAGCACTTTGCCATAATACACCAGTTATACTGGTTAAATCGCTTGGAGTTACATATAACCAAAAATCAAGTGTGCGCCATTGATTTAGATATTGTCCGGGTTCATAGTAAACACTTGGTTGTTGATTTGGTATTTGACCAATGTAATCAATTCTAGACCAATTGACAGAATCAGAACTAATAAATTCACCTGCTACCCATTGATTGTTACCATAAGATAAGGTTGTATAAAATGTACTACCTGGAATATCAATAGTACCATCTACCCATGGAGTTGTAATTGTAGGAGTAGATAATTGAGGAACAAATGGTGTTGCCCAAGTTATACCATCTGTAGAATGTAAAATTTTACCTGTAGTGGTTCTTGCAATGTAAACATTATTGAGAAATTTAACTTCACTAATATCATCTGTTGTATTGCTAGTTCTAGCTGTTAGACTAACAGTATTAACAGTGGTATTATAAACAGTATTATTAACAAGACTACTAATTGCAACAGTATAAATTAATCCACTGGTACCAACTAAAACTAAAGTTGTACCATCAGATGCGGCATCTAAGAAAGATTGTCTTAATTGATCGAAATTAGCATTGATTATCGGATAACCACTAACACCTTTGGTCTTTAATGCACCAGGGCCAGTATAATTTGTAATTTGCCTTGTTACATTATAGTTAATAGTTGGTCCATAACTATTTTGATTATCTACAACATGACCTAATGCTAAATTTAGATATCCTGGTGTTGAATTTCCACTTACAGGATCAACATAATTAATGGAAAAAGATTTTATACCATTATTAATTGTTTGATTAGTATAACTAAATTTTGGTGTCCATGAACTTAGATCAGTACTATATTCTAAACTTGGTACACTATCATTATTAATACCAATATAATAATTTCCTGTCCAAGTTATATCTCTAAGATTAACATTAGAAGTTACAGTTGTCCAATTGACAGCATCTGTACTGGTATAAAAATTGGTACCAATATTTGTTACCCAATGGCCATTGAGATATTTTAAGAAATTCTTAGATAGAAATGGATCTCTTGTTGGAAGATTGTTAAGAGTACTGGTCCATGTTACACCATCAGTACTAGATATAGTATAATTGTTTCCTTGACTACTTGCATTTAAGGCAACAAATTGTCCATTGGCAAATACAGGTCCAACATCAATAGTTGCTCCTATACTTCTTGCATCGAATCTTAAACTTGCACCAAACTTTTTAATGGTACTATCAAATCCAATTCCGCTATAATTACTTCCACTAATAATATATGGGTCAATATAGCGTGTTGTACCATCAAGTATTGCTCGTGGCATTGAAGTTGTACTGACTAAATTAGCAGTTATTACTTGACCACTGGCAGATGATTGAGATGAAACAAATGCCCTAATCGAACTGGTTACAGAAAGATGAGCTTCGGCATCAGCTGTATAGACAAAATAATTATCGTCTATATAACCAGATTCAAAATAACTGATGTCTTGAGTCATTGGTTATCCTTTAAGCTATTTTTGTTACTTGAATAAAAACTGGACCTAGGATAGTACTGGCACCACTACAATTTAAGCAATAAATTGTAGCAGAAGTTATTGTTACCACCGCTTCTAAACGAGGATTTAAGTAATACCCATTAAGTGGAAACCATCCACTATAATTTTGATTAATTACAGCAGAATCAGAAGTCCTAATTAATTGAAATTGGTTACCGCCATTATTTTCGCTATTTCCAAATATTTCAATTATATAAGTGCCAGCATTATTAATTCTGAACCATGTGTGACGATTATTATAATCATTAACTAAAGTAACAGCTCCAGTAGGATTATAAGTTACTATGTCACCTGTAATTAATAAAGCATTGCTATTGCCGCCGCTATCAGAGTATATTTGAGGATTTTGAGTTCCTGACAAATATACCAATTGACTACCGCCACCTGAACCATTAGCAATACTGGTCACACGACCATAACTATCTACAGTAGTAGTGGGGTTAGTATAAGTTCCAGCAGTTACACCTGTTGTAGCTAAATCAATAATTGGAGCACGAGGAATGGTTGTATCAACATTAATACGACCACTTGTTCCTGTAACTAATTTAACAATATCTCCATTGATCCATTTACCTAAAGGTACACTATAAATTAATCCTTGAAACATAGTAGGACTTTCAATATCTGTATCACTTAAACTACTTAAAGCACTGGAACCACCACCAGAAGTGCCAACTGTTAGGGTTTTTGTTGAACTATTGTACACAACTGTGGCATTACCACTGGCTGTGAAATTTAAGGTATCATTAAGACTTAATGAACCTGAGTTTGTACCATCACTGATGCCAACTGTGGCATTATCAATATTGGTGAAATTATTGTCTAACTCTGTACGAGTTAATGGTGCGCCTTTAGTTGCGCGAGTTACTATCACTGGCTTGGTCATCGTTTTTCCTTTGTTAAACGGGATAGGGAGGAGGGTTACTCCTCCCCCTTTATTGCCTATACTTTCGTATATCTATTACTGATATAATGGCATCCAATAGCTTACGCCACTGATTACCACTTTGCTCCATGCTGTTGGAGTATCTAATGTACCTTCGAAATAACTTGTGTTATAAACAGAAGGAGCATCAGTTGCTACATTAGCAGTTAAGTCCATACCGTTTGCACCTGTTGCGCCTGTAGCACCTGTAGCACCTGTAGCACCTGTAGCACCAGTAGCTCCAGTAACACCTGTATTACCGGTTGCTCCTGTATCGCCTTTGCTGGCTAACAATTGGTAAGCAGGACCAGTAGTTGGATTTAGACCAGTACTGTTTCCAGGAGCTGCCAAGTTAAATTTAAGAATATAACTTGATCCGTTGTAAGTTACAACATCTCCCTTTTGATAAGTTACATCACCACTCCAAGCACCTACTACATTAAACAATGCATCAGCACCTGCACTACCTGTTGCACCTGTTGCACCTGTAGGACCTGTAGCACCAGTTTCTCCAGTTGCACCTGTACTTCCAGTGGCACCAGTGGCACCAGTGGCACCTGTATCACCAGTATCGCCTTTGCTTCCGGTTGCGCCAGTAGCTCCGGTTGCGCCAGTAGCACCAGTATCACCAGTAAATCCACGAGGACCCATGTTGCCATCCATGCCTCTCAAAGCAATAGTCTGCCAGTAACCACTATTAGTTAATGATTGACCAGTACTTGCATTAACAGCAATATAACTTGATCCATTGTCATAGACTACATCATTTACAGCATAACTTGTACCATTGCTGAATTGACCACGCCATGTAAATCCTAAACCAGTATCACCAGTTGCACCCATTGGTCCAGTTGCACCAGTAACACCTGTTGGTCCTGTGTCGCCTGTAGCGCCAGTAGGTCCGGTATCTCCTGTTGCACCTGTTGCACCTGTAGCACCTGTAGCACCAGTTGCACCTGTAGCACCAGTGGCACCCATGTTACCTTGGTCACCTTTGATTTGACCTACATTAGTGAATCCACTACCTGTCCATACTTGTAAATGGCCTGTGTCTTCTTGAATAATACCATCACCAATTTGTAGACCTGATGTGTTATAACCAGCAAGTTCTCCAGCATTAGCAACAGCATTTACAATACGAACACTAGTACCATTAGCACCTGTTGGGCCCATTGGTCCTGTATCACCAGTAGCTCCTGTATCACCAGTTGCGCCAGTCATACCTGTGTCGCCTGTAGCGCCAGTAGGTCCGGTATCTCCTGTTGCACCTGTAGCACCTGTAGCACCAGTAGCACCAGTAGCACCTGTGTCGCCAGTGGCACCTGTGTCGCCTGTATAACCTTGAGCACCTGGAATACCAGTAGCGCCTGTAGGTCCTGTGTCACCAGTAGCTCCAGTAGGACCTGTATCGCCTTGAGGGCCTGTAGGTCCAGTGTTACCTGTGGCGCCGGTGGCACCTGTATCACCAGTAGCGCCGGTGGCACCTGTGTCGCCTGTGGCTCCAGTTGCGCCTGTTGCACTATAAGGTGCATTAATTGTTATTGTCTTAGCAGTATCATCACCACTAATAGTAATGTTAGAACCTGCTACAAAGTTAACTGAACCATTAAGGTCGCTCGTTACTGTTGTTCCGCCGTCTGCTTGAAAACCTACGGTGGCGTCGCGTAGGTTCGTAAAGTTATTGTCGCCTTCCGTAGTAGATAAAGGTGTACCTTTACCTGCACGGGTAACAATATATGGTTTTGTTGTCATTTATTTCGCTCCAGAGTTGTGCATTAAGCACATTATTTTGATATCAATTGGATACCTTACACCATGCAAGGTATCCAAATATTTAATTAAGCTAGTGCTACAGTTAAATTACCACTAGTAATTTGGAATGTATCACCATTTAATATTGATTTGCTTGTTGTTACAGCACCAAAGAACAATACATTGCCTGATCCAACAGTAATGCTATCCATAATAGCAATGTGAGTAATTGTTCCCCAATCTGCTGTAGCTGTTGGAAATGTTATAGTTGCATTAGTTGCGCTGGTTGTTACAGCTGATGTACCTGAACCTGTTGTGCTTGCGGCAGCAAATGTTGCTACTTGACGAGCATAACCTGTACCACTTGAACTGACTTCATCAGTTAAAGTACCATCTTGTAAGTGGGCTAATGCGGAACCCGATGTGTTTAAGAACAAAGCAACATAGCGTGTGCTTGGTTGAGTAAATGCTGTGGCAGTAAGAACATGGTTCAATACTTTGCCTTCTAAATAGGTTGATGCGGCTGACATAATATCTCCTTAAGGTTGTATGTGATTTCGCGAATCATAATAGTACTTATCATAAACTTCAAAAAACCCTAAAAAACTCGGAAAAACTCAAAAAAAAGAGTTTGAAAGTTGTTTGAATCTAAATACCATATGAATGCAGAACAATTAAAACAATTATTAGAACAAGTTGCTATTGTAGTAGATGGCAATCTAGTTGGTTCCACAGGTCAAATTTCTAAGAAAAAAGTTAATAGAAAGCCTAGAATTATTCGTGAAACTATTATCAATGAAGATGGCGAAGAAGAACAAATTGAAATAGAAGAACCTAATCATAATCCTACATTAGGTTATGTAGTTGTTGGCCTAAAAGAAAATTATCGAGCTTGTGAATTAGGATGCGGAGCAATAGTATCTAATCAAGTCATTGAGCGTAGATTAGTAACAACTCCGGTTAAACATTGGCGTAATTATTGTAAAAGTTGTCATAAATCACAAGGCCCTGATAATACTATGATGAATAGTGCGCAGGCACAACAAGCCTTTTCTAAGTGGTTTAGAAGCGAACAAGATAAATAAAAATGTTAGGGAGGCTTATACTTGTCCCAGGGTTATTTTTGATCATCATAATCCCAAGTCTTATAGATCAATGGCATATTGATCTCCTCATAAGTGTTACAGCCATTTCACTTATCTCTACACTCCCTAACACCTATTCTAAAGACTCGCTATAGCGAGTCTTTTTTTGGCCATTTGTTTAATGGACATGTAGCCATAGTTACAAAAACTTTTAATGGCATAAAACAACCACATTGATTACAAATAGTTATAGATCGATTAAAACTAGAACAATTTTGACATTGATCGTATCTTTCTTTAGCTTGTGCATTATCAAAAAACTTTTTACTTAATTCTTTAAGATCTATCATACTGTTACTCTGACAATAACAAGTCCATCTCCACCATACATGTATAATTCACCGCCTGACCAACTTCCATTACTGTAAGTACCGCCAACTATTGTACCACCTCCAGATCCATAAACTGGACAGCCTGAATTATGTATATGGCCGGTATAAATGTAACCAAGATCACCTGTTGTACTTTCGCCATTTCCACCAGTACTTACAGTTGTACTTGTACCATTGTATACAGTTAATATAACAGAAGTTACTCCAGATCCTCCAAGACCGCCTTGTCCATTGCTAGTATTAGCATTTTGTCCAACACTAGTTTGTCCACCTCCACCTCCACCTGCATAGCTGTATTGGCTAAAATTATAAAAACTAGCACCATTTCCACCAGAATAACTAGAACCAGATGTTCCACCATGACCTGTTGTTATTTGATTACCATTAGTACCAACTTGACCGCCATAAGCAGTAAATCCAAATCCTGTGGTATTACCACCATTAGTACCAATACTACCTCCACTGAATATTCCAAGATTATATGTTTGTTGAGTTAGTTTGACATTTAATTGTTCAATAACTTGGCCAGCGCCACCGCCTTCAAATCCTGTATAACCACTAGATTGCAAATTTCCAGAATAATTAGGATCCTTACTTGCTCCACCGCCAGCACCAATTAATAAAATATCAATTGTACCATAGTTAATTTGAGCTAGACTAGGAATAAATCTATATCCTCCAAATTGTGGTGGAAAAGTTGTAGAAGTATAAACATAATAAGTTGTAGTTTTAGCCTTTGGTATTCCAGTCATAGGAATAGTTTGACTAATTTGAGTTCCAGATTTATCAGATTTAGATTGTGTATATGTTATAGTTTGACTGGAAGTAGTATCTAAATTAGGAGAAAATATTAATGATGCCAATTCTGCATTAACTTGACTTTTAGTTCCTGTGTATCTCCAAAATGTAGTAGCAGATATTGAATTAGATTGGAATTGACCTATATTCAATGTTGAAAATTGTACAGTCCATGTTAGTCCAGTGGCTGTATCAAAATCACTTACTTGAATAGTTTGAAATGCAGTAGATACTGTATTTTGTGTATAACTTACAGAACTTGGAATACCTGTTACTTGTGTATCATAAGGTGTTCCGCGATTTACCTGTTGAGATTTTGAATCTGATCCATTAGTAGGACTTGTAACACTATAAGTTAAATTAAAATATCCTTCATAATCTACTTTAGTTAACATGACTAGACTACCTAACATTAAATTAATATTAGTTTTATTATCTGCCATGGTAAGAGTACTGGTAGATGAATTAAAAGTCCAATTATTAGCCTGACTTGTAGGTTTTAATGAAATTAATGCATTAGAATCAGTTGCAGTAACAGTAACAGTATATGTACCATTACCATTATAATTTGGATCGGTAATGTATGGATAATTAATCACAGGTGATAATGTATCTTCTACATAAGAAGTTGCATTACCATTAAGATATATTAGTTTATCAGATGCTAAAATACGATTAGCAGTAGTAGATATTGAACTATTACATAATATTTGAGCGGATAAATCAAAGAATGTTGGTTCTGATGCTGTGGTAAATGTTAAACCACCTATAGGACTATTACCTAATCCATCTACATCTTTAATAAAGCTACTATCTATAGTAAAGAAATAATTTGTATTAGCTTGCAAATATCCTGTTATATTAATTGAAAATGCATTACTTGATGTTGTTGGATAAAAACTAGCTTGACTATTTGTCCATGTGTTTAATAAAACTCCAACACCATTGTTATTATAAAAAAGACTTACCAATGCAGTATTAGAAGTTCCTTTGAATACATTGCGGTCAAAGTAAAATCCAAAATATGTATTATCATTGGCATCTAATCCAGAATTTGAACCTAAGAAATGACCTGCATCTTGAGGTCCGGTGCCAGTAGTATATAATATTGTTTGACTAGGACTACTATTACCTAATAAATCAGTAAAAAATCCTGAATTTACAACAATTGAATAAGTTGAATTTGATTGCCATGGAATTCTTAATGATTCAATAAAAACATTAACTGTCATACCTTGTTGGTATTCACAGGTAAAAGTTGAAGATAGTGTAGTTGGTGCAAGACTAATATTAGTTGCATAAACAAGATTACAACTGATACTACTTGTAGAACTAAGATTACTTTTGAAAACTAAACGGGTCATGATTGTCTACCTATTGATATTTCAGGATCACTCCCGTGTATAGTAGCTAATAAATTATTATTGCTATCATAGATAGTTATTGTTCCTGAAGGATTAACTAAAGAATCACGATCCAAATTAAGAGTCAAACCGAGACTGTTAATACTTGGGATTATCGGTGTATAACCATTAGGGTTAATATTAATTGCATTATAACTTAAAGTTAGTGCCATTGTCTACAGTCCATGTTAAAGTTGTTGAATCTGCTACTTGAGCATTGCCACCAGTATTACAACTGTTGATTACACAATTACTGGTCATTGTAATCCAATAAGTTGTTCCTGGGGTCATATCTTGAGTTGGATTAATCCATAAAATTCCATTATCATATGTAGGTGGATTTTTACCATTATATTCGGTATTGGCCCATAATAAATTGCTATCAGCTGTTTTATTATTGGTAAATGTCTTACTTAGATCAAATGTTTGAAATACTCCACTTGAACTGTTAATAGTTATTGTTCCTACATTTGTCAAATTAATAGCTTGGTTGAATACAATACCAATATCCGATTCAGGATCAACTCGTTTATTATCTGGTGATAATTTAACTTGTCCTGAATATATTCCTGGTTTGAATCCTGGTGGATTAATTTTGTAATATGAAAACAAATATGTTCTTAATCCTGTAATTTTAACAGGAGGACAAACACGATGTTGATAAACTACTGGAGGAGTTGGAGTTACAGCATCTTGTGGATCTGCTGTATGAAAATTCCAACTATAGGGATCATTAATTGCAGGACTTTGACAAGTGCCATCTGTTACAACATTTTTGTCTAATAGAATATAATAATCAGTATTAATATCTACAGAACCAAATGATAAATTTACTTGGTTGCCATTTGTAATAGTAATACTACTACCACTGATGGATTTTACTAAAGTTCCATCTGTTTTATAAATTTTAGCACTACCAGAACCTACAGTATAAGCCGCATTGGTATAACTTCCTGTAATTCTAAACCAATAGTTACCATCATGTGGAGCTCTATCAGAACTTGAATTAGCCACAGGAATAGTACTATCTGAAGTAGATAAATCACCGGGAAAGAATGTACCAAAAGTTAAATTACAAGTTGCAGATGATTGATTATTAATATATGTTGGATCTAGACTAACTGTACCATCATTACTAACTTCAATACCTGTACCGGCTTTAACACTTCCATTAAAAGTACTATTGACAGCTGATTTAACAGTGGCAACAGTATCTGGACTAATGCCAAATAAACTAGCCAATTGATCGGCAGTTTTACTAGCTATATCGCCCCAATTGATTTTACCAGCAACATAAAAGGCCAATGCACCCATCGCTAATTTGGCACCTGTGCTACTTAAAAGACTATTGCCACTACTATCTACTACACTGGCATTATATGGAAGAACATCTGGTGCTTGTACATAGGTAAATGGTAGGCCTGCACTCGCTGGACTAAATTTACTTGTACCTTGTTGATTACCTGCACGAACTTTGAAATACCAAGTGGCTGTTTGTAATTCAACAGTCTTAAAACTTGTTGTTGAACCGGTAGTAAATGGTCCGCTATTGGCACTACGAGTAGAACCTTGGAACACATAATTTACACTATCGCTTGATGCCCAAAATTCCATATCTGTAACAACACCACTAGGTACCGTAGCTGTAATTGTAATACTTGGTTGGCTTGAAATTGTTGAACTTGCTACTGTAGGTGCAATTGGAGTTCCGATTGCCGCCAAATTAGGATTACTACTTGTTCCTAATAATGGAGTAAATTGATCAATGGTATCAACAGTATAAACATCTGGATTATAACTTAGACCAGTTACAGTTATAGTTAATTCACCTCGGTCATCTTCATTTTTAACTAATTTAATAACTCTAAATTGACGATTAGTAAATCCATAAGTTGCATTGGTTAATCCAAATACATCTCCAATTTGTAAATTATAACTGGAAAAATCTGTCTTAAATTCTACGGCTAGATCTTCTCTACTTTGACGAAGAATAATATTTCCTACAATAGCCGCTTGAACTTGATTATTAATAAAATCATGTTGAAGTTTAAGAACATTAACAGGTTCATTATAATCTAAATCAGCACTAGGTAAATCAATACGAATGTAATTGTTTTGATCTCTATAATATGCATAAGGGAATTGTACTTCAACACTATTGTAATAACTGTCTAATGCTGTACCTGTAGCATTAACTTGACCAATAATATTATGATCACTAAATGTAAATGATTGGCTAACAGCCTGTTGAATTAATACACTCCATTTGCCGCTGGCTACATCATAGGTAATATAACTACCAGCTGTAGCGGCCAATTTGTCCATGTTATCAAGAACTTTATTATTTGTCGAAACAAGGCCATTAACAGCATATCTTTGTTGTGCAGGGAAATTACCATAAGTTACTGATTGGGCACTATAGGTATTCAATGCAGTAATGCTTGAAGTATTAATTAAATTAGGATTAATACTTGCACCATAAAGATCATTAGTCATATAATCGTACAAACAATCTCCAGGCAAACTCATGGTGTTTACCACATGAAATTTTAAGTTAGGAATTGTACTAATACCTTTACTTTGATCATAATTTAATTTAACAATGGCAAAAACAATATTTTCCGCCATGTAAGTATTATTCCATCCAGGCATAATACTATAAGCCGCTGATGGTACAGTACCGGAAATAGGAGTTGTAGTACCAGGTTGTACTGGCAACATGGGGCTACTACTATTACCTTGGTACAAGTAGATACCTAAATCATTTTGTGCCCTATAATCTATAACCCCAGTATCATCTGTAGTATGGTCTACAGTAGTACCGTCACTAGCAAAGGTAATAAGTTTATTATCTAAATAAATTGCATCAATATGTATTTGACTAGCGGCACCTGTTGAATATAAATTACCTGTAGTTTCACATAAGGCTATGGCTGTCCATAAACTTAAATTATTATTGGTTAATTGTATATCAAAAATTGTTCCACCAAGATAACTAGCACCATATGCAACAGGAATTTTATTATCTGTTGCAGGTTGGATTTGAATACGATTATCTGGAACTGTTGTAGTAGTATTTTTATTTGTAAGACCATTAATAAATCGCATTAGTCCAAATGCCGCGGCAACACGGACTAGACTTCCTACTAGGCTTGAGTTTTCGGCCCAAGAAAAAATTGATCCTATTGCATCTAACCAACCCATATCTTTTCCTTATGCCTGTACTACCTGACCGGTAGTTGAATTTATTGTACTCACAGGTGCTGTTCCACCAAAGTCCCATACCGCATCTGTTAATGATGCCACACGATTCATTGCATTATCTCCTGGGAACCAATAGTTTTGATCTGCTTGATTGGTTCTGCGTCCTGCTTCTTGTTTGCTTAATACCGCTAAGGTACTTGCACAAGTTAAATTAATTGTGCTGGTTACTGTTTGACTTGAATAATTTGTCCACTTTTCATCAATAGAGAAATTACTAACAACACCAACAAATTCTAATATTGGATTTCCAGCAATGTTTAAGAAATTTCCACTAGTATCAAAAAATACCTTGCGTATTTCTACTGGAGCCGCTTTAATTGGATTGGATACAATATCACTCATATATTGTGCAGGTATCCCTGATAGTGAAATAGTTACATCAGCTTGGCTGGATTTAAGTTCATTGGCAATTTGAGTAACACCCAACAATGTGCCTACAGCAGGATAACTATAACTTTGACCATCACTTTCAGTAATACTAAATGGAGTTGAATGATTGCTTACACGCACTACAACCTGGCTTCCATTTTGTGTGAAAACCATACGAATAAAAGTTGCTTGTTGTATGCCAACATAAGGTGCTAAATTTAAGGCAGTGGTCATGGTGTTGGTAAACTCTCTACAAATATAAATGGTTTATCCCAAGTAACAATACCACCGGGACTAATTTTATAATCTGGAATTTGTGTACAGATAACATAAAATTGAACATTATTACCTACTAATAATGTATAAGTTCCACTAGATTCTAATACAGGACGATTTAATACCACATTGGTTCCTGTAACATCTCCAAATACACTATAAACTCGAGGTTGTCCACTTAATTGAACAACATCACCACTTTTTAATTTTGTTCCACTACCACCTGATATTGTTGCAAGATTACTACCTTGTGTAACAGTTATGCTTGTTGGTTGTGTTGTACCTTGATAAGGAAATAAATTAGTATGACTAAAATTTACATACGCAGGTGTATAACGATCAAAATTATCTATAGTTTCAATGTATGCTCTAACACCTGGATCATTATATCTTAAACCACTTGCAGGAGTAACTGTAAAACGCCAAATGATTCCACCGCGACTAACAGCACGAACTGTTTGGTCACGGGCCATTGTTGAGGCAACAATACCTCTTTTATTGATCTGCACATCTTGTGCATTGTCTATAATCCATTGAAAACTCATTATAATCCTCCTGCGCCTGGTATCATATTTTGACCACGCAATGTTACAGCATAGATAAAGCTAGGATCTTGGGCAATCATTTGTTGGAAACTACGAGCATCTGTTGCATTAATATTGTAAGTAACATTTGTTCCCAAAGCACCATTAGGCGTAACATTCATTCCTTGTGCTCCACTAATAATTTCTGGGCCACGCTCACCTACCAATACAGGACTATTTGTTGGAATTGTTCCTCCATCGGCAAATCCAAGCAATTTACCAAAACTTCCAAATAAACTTCCACCACCTGCTGTTCCGCCTGTTAATCCACCAGCAGTAAACATATTAGCAAATAATTGTTTAATTTGACTACGAAGGATATCTTCTGCTAATGTTTGTAACAATTGATCAAAACTAAGTTTACCTGTTTTAGCAAAGTTAACAATAGCATCTTCCATGCCTTTTGTACTATCATCGAATAATTTTTTAGCAGTAGCGGCTCCATCTTGAGCATTTTGTTTATATTCGTTAAATGCTAATTTCCAACCATTTGACCAATCACGACTAGCATCGATTTCTTTTTTAGTTGCATCAACAACTGCGGCTTGTTTTTCTTTAATGCCTGCAATGGTCTGTTGAAGTATCTTATCTTCTGCTAAGTCTTGATCTGTAGCATTAACTCCTAATTGGGCACGGCGTTTTTCAGTAGCAAGTTTAATATATTCATTTGTTTGTTTTTCAATATTAGCAATTTTCTTTTGATCGCTTGATAATGTCATTTCATCAATGCTAACTTGAATGTCTGCTAATGTTTTTTGAATTTTAATTTGATCTTCTTTTAATAATAACGCCATTTGATCAGCATCATTATTTTTAGCTCGTATAGCCGCCGCGGCTCCCGCAGATTTAACATAGTTGTCTTGTGCGGCTGTTAAATCTTGGATTGCTTTTTTAAGTGTACCTTGAGTATAGTAGGCTTCATCTTCTGGACGGGCAGATTGAGCTTCTTTTAATTTTGTATTAAGTTCAGCAATTTTACGACGGAATTCTTCTCTAACACGAATTTCTTCGTCCATTTTAGCTTTGGCTTCATTGCTTAAACCAGCAGTAGCATCTTTTGATTTAATATTATCAATTTGTGCTTGAATATTGTCTTTGAATGCCTTGGTTTGTTCCATAATGGCGGCATTCATTTTAGCATACATTGTGTATACTTCTTGGCCTGAGGTAGATAATTTGTTATTGTTATCTACTTCTTTTTGTTTTTCTTCGTTAACCTTTTTATTTGATTCTGCACTATCATTTAAGATTTTATTCATTGCGGCTTCAACGCCGAAGAATATTGCTAAACCTGCTACTAATTTAAGAACAAGGTTTAACAATGCTCCTAATCCAGTAGCATTAGCGGCAAGTGCTTCTGCAATGCTAAATTCTCTTAAAGCTACTGCCGCGGCTCTAACTGCAATGGTCATATCCTTCCACATGATAATTGCGGCTTGGAATGTTGGAAGTGCCATGGCTAATCTTACAGCAACAAATGCCGATGCTAGATCAACTAATGCCTTTTGGAAAGTCTGTACACTAATGGTTGAATCGCCCATTAATTTTAAGATTGGTTGGAATATACTTAGTATTGCAATCTTAAAATTCATAAGATCTTGCATTAGATTTCGATAAGCCTTACCAGCATCATCTAATACAGGACCAAATTGGGCAAATGTTCCTTTAGTTTCATTAAATTGTTTTTGAACATCTTGTAAAGGAATACCACGGAAACTACGACTTAATAATTCTACTTCAATACGGTTTCGTTCAGCACTTGGAGGTAATTCAGCAAGTGCCTTAAGAGTCATTTGGAATAATGTTGGATCATCATATTTCTTTAGATCCTGTAAGGTAATTCCTAATCTTTGGAAAGCATATTGTTGTTGTAAACCACCTTGTCGTGCTTGATCAAGTTTCATATAAAACATTTCAATACCACGACTTGCGGCTTGAGCTGATCCACCAGATTGCATAACAGCGGCTTGGAAAGAAACTAATTCACTTGTAGTAAAATTAATTGCTTTAGCAGTTTGACTTATATTATTTGCCCATTCTGCCCATTGTATTAATTGTTTTGCGGCATATAATGAACCAAGTTTAGTAATTAAACTTGAAAGAGAAGATTCAAATTGTTTAGAACTACCAACAACTGATTCGATACTATCTTTTAATTGTTTGAATGATTGCAAATATGCTAAATTTTGTTTAGCATCATTAATAGCTTCATTACTTTTAATAACTGATTTAGTTAATTCTTCTAATCTTTTTTGGGCTTCTTCAATAGCACGATTTAATTCACTACTATCGCCGCCTAAAGTAAAATTCAAATCTGCCATGACTTATCCTTTTATACTCATAATAGCTTGAGCCATAGCAACTGCTAATTGTTTCATAACTAAATTAATTGTTGGAGCAGACATACCGTATGGAGCTTGTTCAGAACCACGCATTTGACCATTTCTATATCCACGACCTGCATCTAAGACTGCGGCATAAGGATAATTTGCATAGATAACATTACCTACTAATGTTGTATTACTTCTAGCATTACCAGTTTTTACAGGCGTTGCATTTCGAAAATATTGATATGCACCCGGCATCAATCCTGGTACTACATTACTCAATGCTGTCAATTTTCTTTCCATTAAAACTGTATCAAAATTTAATGTTATCATTTTTTAATTGCTCCATTACCCGGGGTTATCCCTTTTTTAACACGCTCAACCATTTTTAACATTTCTACTTCGCTTGGGCGAGGTTGACTGTCAATTGCTCCGCTTGCCTTATCTTGTTGGAATTTATACCAACGGCTACTAACATCTAAAACATACAAATCTAAGGTTGAAGCATGAATTAAGGCCTGGCTTGGTAAGCAATTATACCTATGGGCAAGATTATCGAGAGTAATAGCTAACATTACATCTCGATCTTCCCAATTTACTTCCCCGCCTACTACTTTCCCAGGCGTTCAACAATTAATGTAATTGCTTTAATCATTAATGGAGCAGGTAGGCTTGTTTCATCGTTGATAATTTCTTTTCCTGTTTCATCAAGAATTAATCCACGGGCTACTTCTACCATTGCTGAATTATCATTATTAGCTCCTGATAATTTCAAAAATGTTGTCAACGGCTGGCGATCCCATGTCCAAAATTCAATTGGTTCTCCATCACCGTAGGTAGATACAATAGTTTCATCATCTATTGTTAATTTAATTAATTGGGGTTTTGCGGCTAGTTGGCTTAATTTCATCTTTCAATCCTTTTTCTATTAATCAGTTTGTTTACAATCAATAAAATAAAACTTATTCTATTGGTTGCTTTTTCTAAATCGCGTCTTGCACAACGAATTTCATTTTGTGCTTTAGCAATTTCTGGAAGCAATGCATCCAGTAAATCTTCATCTCTTTTGTTATCTAAGAGGTCCATAAATCTTCTTCCTTTGTATTTAATCGAGGAAACAAAATAAGGGCATGAAATGCCCTTATTGTGCTTTCTACTCTAGTTATTAACTAGCTGAGAAAATGTATTCACCAGTAACAATAATGTTAATTGGTGTTACCCAGACTGGAGCTGTAGCAGTAATGCTTGGCTCTAATCCAGTGATATATCCTTGTCCGCGAACAATGATATTCTCAGTTGCGGCATCACC